AAGGACCCTTTGATGCCATTACCATTTCCGGTGTCAGCATATTGGGATCAGAGGTAAATGATATACAACGTGATCTTATTAATGGCCTAAGTAGACAAGTCATTGTTGTGCCGGACAGAGACGCCCCGGGACAAAAATTAATAAATCAAGCGATTGAATTTGGCTGGAGTGTTGCGTTTCCAGAGTGGGAGGACAGTGTGAAAGACACAGCAGATGCAGTTTCAAAATATGGTCGACTGTTTGTTATACAATCAATATTGAAATCAACAGAGTCAAACAAATTAAAGATTGATCTGAAAAGGAAGATGTATGGTTAGTTTTCATATAGAACCAACTAGTAAATGCACATTAGAATGTCCACTTTGCGACAGGACATGGTTCTATGAAACTTTTAAGAAAAGGAATTTACATGAAATTAACGTGGACCATGTAGTAGACTTTATCGGAGTTGACAAACAAGTTCTTCTTAGTGGCAACAATGGGGACCCAATATATCATTCTAAATTTTTAGAACTTTGTAAAAAATTAAAAGACAACAACTGTAAAATAAACATTGTCACAAACGGATCCGCCAAAACAAAAAATTGGTGGCAAAAACTAAACAATATTTTAGATCAAAATGATCAAATAACTTTTTCAATAGATGGATTAGAAGACACAAATCACCTATATAGAAAAAATGCCAAATGGGAATCCATCATGATGGCTGTGAATACTTTACAAAAAAGAAGATGTAGGATGGTGTGGAAATACATCATATTCAAACACAACCAACATCAAATCTTAGAAGCAAACGAACTTTGTAAAAAGTTAGGTTTTGACTTTTTTAGACTTGAAAAAAGTAACAGATGGTTAGGAAAAAAAGATCTTATGCCAGACAGAGAATATATTGACAATTACTATCAACATCAAGAAAAGGTAATGATAGATCCAAAATATAAAGCCACCATGCAACCTATGTGTTTGAAAAACGATAAACCTGAAAATGAATTATATATAGATTCAGAAGGTAATTTTTATCCTTGCTGTTACATGGGCACTCATAGATACAAATTTAAACATATTTTTTCACCAAAAAATTCTTCTTACAACATAAAATATACTGCGGAGGAAAAAAATGACCGATAAAGATGTACAGGAAATAAAGAAAAAACTAAACACAATAACCAAACAGATAGATGACCTCGACTCAAGATTATCTGAGCACATCACTTTTGTTGAAAAGGTTTATATGCCTCTACAAAAGTCAATTGATAAGTTTAAAAGGATCTTCAAATAATGGCCGAATACACATTTGACGTACAGAAACTTTATTTAGAAATGCTACTGGCAGATGCTGAATCTTATGCAAGAGCACAGAATATATTTGATCCAAAATCTTTTGATAGGAAGTTGCAACCTATCGCAAGTTTTATAAAAGATTATTCAGAAGAATACAAAGTGTTGCCTGAAGTAGAACAGGTAAACGCAAAGTTTGATACAAAATTAAAAACAGCAAAAGATCTAGATCCAAGTCACTTTGCTTGGTTGCTAGATGAGTTTGAAACATTTTCCCGACACAAGGCACTTGAACGTGCAATACTTGAATCAGCAGACTTGCTTGAAAAGGGCGACTATGCTCCTGTTGAAGACAAGGTAAAAGATGCAGTCAACATAGGATTGACTCGTGATATGGGTACAGACTACTTTGAAGATCCAAAAGGTAGATTGGAGAACTTAAAAAACTCCAATGGTCAGATCAGCACAGGTTGGGCCAATTTAGACAAGAAACTGTTCGGTGGATTCAACCGAGGTGAACTAAACATTTTTGCAGGCGGATCAGGTGCAGGTAAAAGTTTGTTCTTACAGAATCTTGCTATAAATTGGGCCACCGCTGGTTTGAATACTTGTTATGTTAGTTTTGAATTGAGTGAACAACTTGTAGCGATGAGGATGGATGCCATGATAACAGGTATTCCAACTAGGAAAGTATTTCCGGAGATCGAAAATGTAGAAATGAAAGTTAAGATGCTGGCAAAAAAATCAGGAAACTTACAGATAAAATATTTGCCGAGTGGTAGCACAGTGCTTGACATCAAGTCTTATGTTAAAGAGTTAGAATTAAAAACTAAGAAGAAAATTGACTGCATATTGGTTGACTACTTAGATTTGATGATGCCAAAAAGCAAAAGAATATCCCCTGCGGATTTGTTTATAAAAGACAAGTATGTGTCAGAAGAACTTAGAAACTTGGCCACTGAAAAGAACTTGTTGATGTGTACAGCATCGCAGTTGAATCGAGCCAGTGTTGAGGAGATTGAGTTTGATCATTCGCATATAGCAGGTGGTTTATCCAAAGTACAAACAGCAGATAACGTGTTTGGTATATTCACAAGCAGAGCAATGAAAGAACGTGGAAGATATCAAATACAGTTTATGAAAACAAGATCGTCCAGCGGTGTAGGACAAAAGATAGACTTGGAATTTGACATTGACACACTAAGAATAAGGGATTTGGCAGAGGACCAAGAATATCAACAATTTAAGAAACAGTCATCTACAATTTATGATTCTTTAAAACAAAAAAGCAAAGTATCAACAAACAAACCTAAAGATATAGATCCTACCAAGGGTGATACAGTTGGCAAAGTGAAAGCGACAGTGGAAGGTGGAAAACTGAGACAACTATTAAATGAACTACACTCAGATGAAGAGCAATAATGATATTGAATATATCTACGAAAAATTAAGTAAAACTTATCCACAGTATTCTAATCGTAAACCCAAAGCAAAAATTTATTCAAAAGCATACACTAGTTTAATTGGTGTGATGCTATCGGCCCAGAGCCAAGACAAAAG